TCGTAAACAAAGTGAGTGATAGGCCGCAAATAAAATGAGCCGGCTCAAGCTAACCCCACTTAAAAGGACGCAGATAATCTGCTGATTTTAGTATCATTTAATTTGCTGAATGACAGTCTGTTCCTGCTGCCGGTTTGCTTTCTTCTGTCTTCTTGGTCTCGGCAAATTCTTGTTCTTCCACCACAATGTCTGTGGTATACATCTTTCTTCCTTCTTTGTTGGTGTAGCTCCCGGTCTGGATCCGGCCAGTTACCAGGATCTTTATGCCCTGACGGAAGTATTTCTCGGCAAATTCTGCCTGGCGGCCAAAAGCCACGCAACTTACAAAATCAGCAGTAGCTTCTCCTTCTCTCTTAAACCTACGGTCTACGGCCAGTGTATACCTGGCGATTGCCTTTGCTTCCTCTCCGGCGGTGTATCTTACCTCCGGATCACGGGTCAAACGGCCCATTAAGATTACTTTATTCATACGCTCACCTTTCCGGCATCTTATAAATAGCTGCCTTCATACTTGCTGCTTCCTGGATCTCGTCCATAATCTCCAAGCAGCGCTCTCTTGTCTCGTACTCTCCGATCTCTTCTTCATACATGCTTTCCATGTATAATTTGTGGTGTTCTTCCTTCCGGGAAGTTTCTTTTCCATACCGGACGCCGCCAAAGTTCTCTAAACCGAACAATTTTTCCTTGTCTTGGCTTCTGATCAGCATTTTCCCTCCACCGCCTTTCTATTCTTTATTTATCAGTGTTTTCCGGTGTCTATCCACAAGAAATCTGTGGAAAGTGGGGATTCTATCCCACTTTTTTCATGGTTTTTTCAAAAATCGGCTTCCAAAATGCCTTTCCACACTTGAAAATTAAGGCTTTTTGAATCCCCCACCTATGTAAGATTTCCCGATAATCCGGACAAAGTCTTCCCGGGTATGCGTCTTCTCGTATTCCTGCTGGCAAAGTTTCTTTAAAATCAGGTCATTCTCCCTGTTATTGTGTACAGCTTCTTTTCCGTCTCTATGGTGTCTTGGGCACAGGTTTACTTTAAATCCATTAATTTCGCTTTTCTGTCTATTAGGCTTTCCAAAATATATATGATGGTCCTCTACCAGCTTTTCCCGGTAGTCTCCTTCCATGAGCATGCAGAGGTAACACTGCTTGCAGCTCTGGTCCTGAAGGATACTCTTTTGTTTTTTTACTCTCTTTTTCATACCCAGCTCTCCACAATGACCGGATCATCATACCTTGACCTCGGGAAGCATGTAGAATACCCGCTTTTTTGGATATCTTCCCGGCACTCTTCCAGGGTATTTCTCAGGATGGCCAAATCCGTTGGCCTTCCGGTCTTTCCATCAAAGATGCGGACCACATAGTTATCTGGATAGTCCTTTGGTTTCTGATAGATCACTGCCATTGGCAGTATTCCTGTCGTGTCCGCCTCCTTTAGCGTTTTCAGTATTTTCGTTCCTGCCCTCCATTTTCGTGCTTCTCTTAGCTCTCTCATCTTCTTTACTTCCATTCCTGTCCTCCATTTCTGTAAGGAGCCATCCGGAATAGCTGTGCTTTCCGATCTGGATGCTTACTTTGTGTTCTTTTATCTTCTCCCAGACGGCCTGCCACTCTTCCTGGTTCATCACCGGCCGGCCATTTGAGGTAAAATCATGCTCTGCCCATATCTGCAGTCTGTCCCGGATCATGTTCAGGACGAACCGATTACTTCCGCAAATCAGGAGCTCACATGGCTCTTTCATGTGGCCCAGGGCATCTGCAATCGTCAGGAGATATTCCTGGTTATAGGTCCCGGAGCCTTCTCGGAAGGCCTGTCCGGTCACTGGTAGGCCTTGGGTAATGTATTCCAGGACATATCCGGAGAGGCGGGGCTTCTTGCCTATATAGGTGCTGCTGCACTCTATGTATAAAGTCACTTTCCGCATCTTATCCGCCCTCCTTGATCAGTGTGTAATAAATAAATTCATAGCCATCTGCCGTAAACCCTTCTCTGAGACTATCCTTATCCAGGTACCATCCTGCAGGGACTTTGATCTCCCGTGAGAACCGGTTACCTTTCATTGGCCTTTTCACTGGTACAGGGCGAATCAGGTTCTTGCTGGGATTGTAAGACTTTTTCTGAATCTGCTCATCTGTATCCCTGGTCTTCTGAAAATACTTAATGAAGTATTCCGCCAGCCTTCGGTACTGTCCATTGGCTTCCATTGGTTTCAAAGTCGTATATCCATATGGCCAGATATTTCTGAGCTTCCTGGCGTCAATGGGACTTAATACCATATGTATATGGGTTCCTCCCCTTTTTCCCACTTCTGCAGTCCAGATATATTTGAGGACCAGCTTTTCTTTCTTATATACTTTCCTTAGATCCCGCAGGAGCTTCTGTTCGTGTTTCTGTAAGGTTTTTACATCTTGGGGCCTGTCCTCTTTCCGGTAACTGAAGGTTACATACCAGCAGTCACCATTAAAGTTGGCATTCAACAGTCTTGTCAGCCTCTTGACCAGATGTCTGTCATTGATCTTCCTCTGCTGTTCTGTTGTGGGATTTACCCGGGGTCTTCTCTTTAATCCTTTGGGTTGTAACCAGTAAGTATAAAACTTGGCGATCTCCTTCGTCTTACCTGCCTTGCATATCATCTTCATGTATGGCATATTCTGTCCTCCTGGTCGAAACGGTAATAAACTTAGCAAGTCTAAAACGGGCTTCTGCCCGTTGTTTTTTAAGGCCATATATGCTATACTTTTCTTGTGATTGAAGGCCATATATGGCTTGTCCGGAGATTTCTCATCTCCGGACTTTTATTTTTTATGTATGAATGGCATTTCAAGGTTCCCGGTGCGATCCCGTTGTCGGTATCCCAGGAAATCGTTCTTCCCGCCGTGGGAGCCATAGAACTGGTCTATGGTATGGAAACTCTCCAAGGATAAGGAAGTGATCCCGTAGCGATCCTTAATCTCTTCGATCTGGGTGAACACTGGTATCAGGTCTCGACTTAAATTGGCAAATTCTCCCATTGCTTTTTCTCCTTGCTTGCCCTATAATAGGGACGTGATATATTATTTCAGTTGCTCGCTCGGGTTCCCGCCCGGCGGGCTTCTTTTTTCTTTCGGATTCTTTCTTCCCAGTCCCTGGCTGTCTCTATGAGCCAGATCAGAATTCCGAAAACCACTATCCAGGAAAATATCTGACAAGCCATAGACTCATCTGCCGGCATATGGAAAACTGTATTAAACAGTACCGCTGTCCCCAGCAGGGCCTCTGTTATGGTTGTCCGGTGCAATACTTGTCCCTCCTTTCCCGCCTTAGGCGGTCTTCTCTTCTTTGTAATTTACTGCCTGTGCTGCTCTACGATTCCAGGCTTCAGCCAGGCGCTCTTGTTCTTCCTTTGTAAGGGTGTTAAGTTCTACAGGCTTATTGTTGATTACTACGATATTTCTGTATGCCATAAATACACCTCCGTAATTATGGTATGTATACTAGATTGTCCTCGTTACAGCAATATAGGTGCTCTTGTTTTTTGCTGCTTTTTTGGTATAATTTTCCTATCAAATGATGAAAGGAATGATTTACATGTCTGATGAAACCACAAATAAATTCTCTCTTGTAGATATGCCTGATAGTATCGACAATGCCGTCAAAAACCTTACGGATGTTCCAACAAAAAATGCAGGGCAAACTTTCGGTGACTTGTGGTATCTGGTATTTGGCGGAATCACCCATGCTGCTGACAAAAGGCGCATGAAATATGCTGCGGATTTAGAAAAATTCCATCAAGAATTAACTGAGTCTATTGATAAGATACCGGACGATAAAAAAGTTGATCCTTCTATTCAAATAACTGCCCAGGCTTTGGAAAATTCTAAATATTGCGTTTCATCTGAATCTTTAAGAAATATGTTCACAAAGCTTATTAGCGGAACAATGAACAAAGATTATGAACCTTTAATTCACCCATCTTTTCCTGAGATGATAAAGCAAATGAGTACGAACGATGCGCACATTTTAATGGAATTAAAACGTAAATCTTACATTGTTCCTGTAGCAGAATTTCGTGAAGTCTTTAAAGAAAACGGAAATGGTATAACCCATTTTACGAACGCTTATATAAGTGATACTTTTAAAATTCCGTTAGAAGAATGCAGCTGTTCATTATCGTCTCTTGAGAGAATGGGGTTAGTGTCTATTTCGTTTGAAAGACACCTTATTGAAGATTCTCTTTATAAACCTTTCTACAAAACCTCTATATATCAGAATATGTCCGAAGAAATATCATCCATTAACCGTAACTCAGAACTTTCTCTGAAAAAAGGTATATGCTCTACTACACCGCTCGGCAAACGGTTTATTGCAGCTTGTGTTTCATAGTCTTGACAAAATCTTTTGTCCTATCGCAAACATCTTTTACATAGCCATCAACTATTTTGAAATAGTGGGTGGCTAAAACTTTGGTTACAATTACAGAAGTAATTGCAGATATGAGTACACAGACGCCTCTTATTATCATCCACATCTTCTCCTCACCTCCTATTTCATAAAATACTCCATAGACATCTCAAAATTAGCTGTAATCTAAATCCGATCAGATTGAGTCTTGGAAAGAATCTCTTCTAAAATCTGGTTCTGCTCCCACAGATTCTGATTCAACTCCCTATCAGATTCAAGAGACTCAAAATAGTAATCTTGAATAGTTGCATACCGGCGGCACTTTAAAAATACCGATGAAGCGTATGCTACCGATATGACCAGAAGTGCCAGTGATAGATAGAAAGTCTTTCTTTTAAGGCTTTCTATTTCTTTTTTAAGCTCTTCCATTTTCTTGTTCACCTCGCATTCCAAAAATACTTCATTGGCATGCCATACCGCTTATGGCTTCTCTTAGATCGGATGTTTCTCTTGAAGCATCTTTAGAAGAATGGATAGTTCTCTCTCCGGAAGAGTCCCGCATTGGGCTGCGAAAGATTTCACAGATATTCGGGGCAAAAATTTCTCAATAGGGATTTCCGGGCTCCACTCATAATACGGTACAAGGCCGTACCGCCCTGAACGCCATGTGTTAGTTTCTAATATAGCAAGGTTTAGCTTACCTATTAAGCTTAGCCTTGCTATACTGGCTATGGATTCTTCAGTCGTCATTTCATACCCTATTGACCCCGGCTCTCCGCTCCAGCTCACCACTTCACCTCCTTCTGCTCTCCTTTATCTTCCAGGAAATACTCCATCGGCTTATTAAGACATTTTGCAACTGCTCTTAATTTTTCTACATTAGGTAAGTGTCTATTCCACTTGTATATACTACTTCTTGCAAAATTGAGTTTTTCTTCTAGTTCCGATACAGTAATTCCCTGCTCTTTACAGGCCTCCCTTACATTATCGTAAATGGCCAATTTTATCCCCCTTTCCAATCGCAAAATATTACGTTTTTATATTGACAAATTGCGCAAAATATTCTATATTTGAAGTGCGACCAACAATATATCAAATGCCATTTTAATTTAGACATTCGCAATATCTTGCGCAATCTGTAATTTTATTATACACAAGATTTGGCGTATGTCAATAGTAAATTGCGCAAAATTTGGAGGAATTTACTATGGGACTTTACGAGAATGTTAAAGAAGCCGCCAGATTAAAAGGATACTCAATAAATCGTTTGGAAAAAGAACTTGGCTTCGCCCGAAGTTATATATCGAAATTTAAAACCATAACTCCAAGTGCTGACAAAATACAAAAAATCGCTGATTTTCTTGAGGTATCTGTAGAATATCTAATGACTGGCGAGCAACCAAAATCTCAGCAACTTACGTCCAAAGATATGAAGGACATAACAAAAGATGTAGAATCTATCATGCAGAAGCTTTCCGATAAAGAAAGCGGCCCCGCCTCATATGATGGCCAAGACCTCTCTCCTGAATCCATGGACCTTTTTAAGGAGGAACTGGAGATTGCTCTGAAGCGCCTGAAGATTATCAACAAGGAAAAATATAATCCGAATAAGAATAAGAAATAGGTGGTATAGTGAATAGAGATATAAAACGCTTAGTCGCTTACTATGTAAAAAAGTTCGGGACCAGGGATCCTTTTCGGATAGCTGATAATCTTAATGTGCTGTATCAATTCGGGGATATCGGCTGTGAAGGATGTTATATGTATTTAAAAAGACATAGGTACATATTTTTAAATGCAAATCTTGATGGGCCTGAAAAAGAAATGGTCATGGCTCATGAGCTTGGCCATGCAGTATTGCACAGAAGAGAAAATTGCTATTTTATACGGAACAAAACCTTTTTATCAACCGTCCGAATAGAGCGGGAGGCCAATACCTTTGCTGCGGAGCTTCTGATCCCGGATTCTTTGATTCTGGAGAATCCCGGATATACAAAAAGCCAGCTTGCAAGGCTGGCGGGATATAACGAGATGATTATGGAGTTTAAAAAGATTGATTAATTTATTTAACCTTTTGATAAAGTAATTCTAACGAAAACAAAGGAGAAAAAATATAGTGAATACTAATATTTTAGAGTTGTTAAAAATTCCAGTAATTTCCACTGATCGTCATTACTGGATCATCAGAACAAATAGTGGAGATTATTATGATGATTTTATCTTACATCAATATATTTCTATTGCTTGGGATTATGTCACCATTGCCTTGCTAAATAATAGCTCCGAAGAAGAAATAAAGCGTATTATTTCTGTATATGCAAAAAATACTAATGAAAGTGTGGATTTAGATGATGAGATAGATGATACACCCAAGGCCAAAGTAACTGCAATTTATAACAAAATTCATCGCTTTGTTTTTGAAATTGCTAAGGGAGATATTGTATTAATACCAAGTCAAAATTCTGATTTAATTACAATAGCTGAGGTAACCAGTGATGCATATGAGACTCTAAACTATGTCGAAATGTATTTAAAAGATAATCCAAATACTGAAATAACCCCTTGCCCATATTATAAACGCAGAAAGATAAATACTCTTAAAACCATAAAAAAGGGGGAAATGGATATTTATCTTGCCAAAGGATTTAATTCACAGCATGCCCTGTCAAATATGGATGACTATTCGACTTATATAGATAGAACAATTTATGGAATTTATTCAAAAGGAAATGACGTGCATGCAACTTTACATGCCGGACATCCGAATGGACTCACTTTGAAAGAACTGGTCCTGCTTTCTACTGAGTTAGAACAAACAGCAGCTTCCCTTGCCAAGCAATGTGACATACCATTTGATTCTTCCGAAATCGAAGTTAAGCTTAATATACACTCACCAGGACTAATAGAGTTGATTGGTTTAATAACAGGTAGTGGGATTATACTTTCGTTAATAATGTTTTCTTTAAATAATTTAATAAATGGGGGAAATCTATCTATTTCGTTTAAAACAGACCATGATACCGGCGACATTGATTTCTCAGTAAATTCAGAATCTTCTGGCCTAAAAGGACATGACGAAAAAAAGCAGGAGTTAGAATTACAAAAGAAAACAGAACTCATTAAATTAATTAATGAGTTAGATATCAAAAGTCCAGAAATAATAAGTTCTATATTAAATGGGCAAGAAATAACCTCAGAAATGATTTCTGAGGCTCAATCCAAAAAAATTTCATCTTCTGAATCTGAAGATTTTATGTAATAAATTATTAAATTTGTATATGATTTGAGATTTTAAAAACAAAATTGGAAGTAACAAGGATAGTGTTGCATGAAATATCTCGTTTTTTAAAGAACTTAATATAAATAAAAAAAGGCATACAAAAAGAAAGTATAGCAGTAATCCACTTGAAAAAACATCAATTTCATGATGGTGATCTAAAAAGAACTTTTTCATACAACATACCTCCTTTTTTTCATTATATGAAAGAATTATCGGCAAATCAATAAATAAATTGTGAATTTTGTTATAACATTAATATTCTCAAAGAAGGACATGATGCTATTCCTTAACCAAAAAGCTTTATACTATCAAAGATATTTGCTCACTTCCAGATGGTAAATAGGATGCTCTTGTAAAAATGGTCATTAAATATTATAGTATACCATATATCTATGATTATATTTTAAAATGAAAAATAGGAGGTGCCTATGGATTTAGACTTGATAAAGCGGCTTTGTGCTGATAAAAAGCTCCGTTGGACGAACCATATATTTCTGAGACTCGTTCAGAGAAATATCAGCATGGAAGATGTACAAAAGGCTATACTATCAGGTGAGATTATAGAGGATTATCCTAATGATTATCCATTTCCCAGTTGCCTGATTATAGGATATCGTTCTAAAAACAGTGCTATTCATGTTGTGTGTGCGCCCAATGATGAAGGAACTGAGTTGTGGTTAATAACTGCTTATATTCCAAAGGAAGAAAAATGGCTACCGGATTTAAAAACAAGGAGGAGTGATCATGAATAACTGTATCGTTTGTAAAGGCGATCTGGAAAATCGCAAGACTAATTTTGTTGCCGACCTCGGAAACTGTATTATTATTGTAAAAGATGTTCCTTCACAAGTATGCTCTCAGTGCGGAGAGGTTTCATATAGCCATGAGGTTGCCATGCAGCTTGAGAAAATCGTGAACCGTATGAAAGATTCTTTAACAGAAGTGGCTATCGTCCACTATAGCAATACCGCAGCATAAATTTCTGACGTAAAAAACCGCCCCGGTGCGCCAACACCAGGACGGTCGATAGACTATAGCTCCGAAGATACTACAGTACGTTCCAAAAATATTGTATCATCTTCGGCACCACCCGGTCAATCGTGAACATTTGTTTGTGATTGGGTGTGTTTTTTATACTCTTTTTTCATACAATGAAGAGGTGATAAAAATGTCGAAGCAAGAATTGCTCCGCCCAGGAGCATTATACATCCGTGTCAGTACCCACGGCAGACAGGAAGAGCTCTCTCCTGCTGCCCAGAAGCGTCTGCTCCTGAAGTACGCTAAGGACCATGGCATTGTCATTTCTAAGGATTATATTTATGAGGAGAAGGGGATCTCCGGCCGAAAGGCAGAACGCCGTCCCAAGTTCATGGAAATGATCTCTACGGCCAAGTCAAAGCCATCCCCTTTTAGCGTGATCTTAGTCTGGAAATACAGCCGGTTCGCCCGAAATCAGGAAGAGTCCATTGTCTATAAGTCTCTCCTGCGGAAGAAATGCAACGTGGATGTGATCAGCGTGTCGGAGCCTCTTATAGACGGTCCCTTCGGTAGCCTGATTGAAAGGATCATTGAATGGATGGACGAATACTACTCTATCCGTCTCTCCGGTGAAGTCTTCCGAGGCATGTCGGAAAAGGCCATGAAGGGAGGCTACCAGGCCAGGCCGCCTCTGGGATATAAAATCGTCCAGAAAGGTGAGGCTCCGGTGATCGTCCCGGAGGAAGCAGAGATTATCAAATTCATCTTTGATAAGTATGTCAATGCCCATATGGGAATCTTTGAGATTGCCCGAACACTTAACGGCCTGGGGGCAAGAACTTCTCATGGAAAAGACTTTGAGCGTCGGTCCGTGGAATACATTCTGAAGAATCCTACCTACTGCGGTATGATCCGCTGGAACATGACAGATAATCAGACTAAAGAGGTAAAGGCAAAAGACGATTGGATCGTTACAGAAGGGACCCACCCGGCAATTATTTCCAAGGAGCTGTTTCAGGCTGCTCAGCAACGTTTTGAGGGGGAATACAGGCCATCAGGGTCCCGGCCCTCTTCTACATACCGTCATTGGCTTTCCGGGCTGGTGAAATGCCCTTCCTGCGGCCGGACCATGATAGCAAAAGCTCTTACAGACAAGAGATATGGACACCACTACTGCTATTTTACCTGCTATGGATACTCTAAAGGGAAGTGCCAAGCGAAGACCTCTGTAAGCTCTAAGAAGCTGGAGCCTTATGTCCTGGAAGGGATCCGGGCCGCCACTGAAAATGATCACCTGACCTTTTCTGTAAAAGCGCCTATTGCTCCGGAGAATACCAATGAACTGAGTATCTTAAAAGAACAGCTCCAGCGGCTGGATATGAAGGAGCAGAGGATTAAAGATGCCTATATGAATGGCATTGATACCATGGAAGAATATAAGGAAAATAAGGAGCTCCTTTTAAGGGAGCGAAAGGACCTGGAAGAAAAGATTGCCGCCTGCAGCACTCCCAGGGAATCTGATGATTCTATAGACACGGCTATGAAAGAACGGATCAGAAATGTATACGACATCATTTCCAGCAGTCAGTTCTCCGATCAGGAGAAGAACGAAGCTCTCCGATCCGTAGTAGAGAAGATCGTTTATGATCGGGAAACGGATACTGCTGAAATTTACTATTTTTATCTGTAGTCAGGGGCCGAAACCCCTTGATTTTACTGGCTTTTTCATGTTTGTATGTTGTTACTTCTGGGGTGACTCAGTGGGGTTCCAAATATCTTGGAGACCAGGGCTATACTGCCATTGAAATCCTTCGGGATTTTTACGGAGACAACATGTATATCAACACTGCCGAAGAAATTTCCGGGATTCCGGCTTCCTGGCCGGGGGCTCCTCTGGACATTGGTTCTTCCGGCAATAAAGTCCGGCAGATTCAGGAACAGCTCAACACCATTGCCGGCTCTTATCCTGCTCTGCCTGCCATAGCAGCCGATGGCATTTACGGAGAGGCTACACAAAATGCGGTACGGGAGTTTCAGAGAGTCTTTAATCTTCCTGCCACTGGTGTAGTAGATTATCCCACCTGGTATGAGATTCAGGAAATTTTTGTGGGTGTCTCCAGGATTGCAGAGCTGGTCTGAAATACTGTCTCCATTCTGCATAACAAAAAAGGAAGGCCTCCGGGAAAGTATCCCCTCATACTTCCCGAAAGGCCTTCTCTTTTTCTCATCCTCCAAACTGGCTGTTATAAAGCTTTTCATAGAATCCATGTTCAGCCATAAGGGACTCGTGAGTACCTTTTTCTAATATATGTCCATCTTTCATCACAAGGATCACATCTGCTTCCCGTATTGTAGAAAGGCGGTGGGCTACCAGAAAACTGGTACGTCCTTTCATCATCCTGGCAAAGGCTTCCTGTATACGTATTTCTGTCCTGGTGTCAATATTACTGGTGGCTTCGTCCAGGATCAGCATAGGCGGCAGACAGAGCATGACTCTGGCAATGCACAGAAGCTGCTTCTGTCCCTGACTGAGATTTCCCCCGTTTTCATTGATGACCGTATCATAGCCCTCAGGCAATCTTCGTATAAAGCTGTGAGCATGAGCAGCCCTGGCAGCCTCTACCACTTCTTCTATAGATGCTTCCGGTTTTCCATAGGCAATATTCTCCCGGATAGTTCCCGCTTTCAGCCAGGTGTCTTGAAGGACCATGCCGAAATTCTGACGCAGGGAATGGCGTGTCATATCCCGGATATCTTTCCCATCGATTTTTATGCTTCCCTCCTGAACGTCATAAAATCGCATAAGAAGATTGATAAGGGTGGTTTTGCCGCAGCCTGTAGGCCCCACAATGGCAATCCTCTGTCCCTGCTTTACCTCCAGGTTTAAATCTTCGATCAAAGGCCTGTCCGGGTCATAACTGAAAAACACATGAGAAAGGCTGAGCTGTCCCTTACTCTGGAATTCTGCCGCTCCTTCTCTGTCCGGCACTTCATCGGGCACATCTGTTAATTCAAAAATACGGGCCGCGCAGGCAAGAGCATTCTGCATCTCGGCAACTACTCCCGAAATTTCATTAAAGGGCTTAGCATACTGGCTGGCATAGCTTAAAAATATACTGAGCTCACCAACTGTAATTCCGCCGGATATAGCGATCATAGCACTTGCAAGGCCCACGCCTGCATAAACAATGTTATTCACCAGTCTTGTACTGGGATTTGTAAGGCTGGAAAAAAATACAGCTTTCACACTGACTTCCCGAAGCCGTTCATTGACCTGGTCAAATTCCTCCAGACTCTTGTCTTCATATCCGAAAGCCTGAACCACCTTTTGCCCTTCCACCATTTCATTGATAAGGGCTGTCTGCTCTCCCCGGACTTTTGCCTGTATTCCAAAATATTTATAGGTTTTCTTTGCAATAAAACCTGCCACAAAAAGGCTTAAAGGCGTTAAAAGCACAACGATAGCCGTAATCCCGGGATTCAAAAAAAGCATAATCCCCAGGCTTCCCAGGATCGTCAGGATTCCGGTAAAGAACTGGGTAAATCCCATTAAAAGACCATCAGCAAAGGTATCTACATCGGCAATGATCCTGCTGACCAGATCTCCGGAAGGATGAGCGTCCAGATAAGACAGAGGAAGTTTTTGTATTTTCTCTACTGCCTCATTTCTCAAATCTCTGGACACGCAAAACGTCACCCGGTTGTTGCAGGCGGCCAGAACCCACTGGGCGACAGCAGAAAGGGCAGTTACCCCTATGATAGAAAGGATCAGTCTTTCAATAGCTTCAAAATCTACTCTTCCGATTCCCAGCATGTAGTCAATCGCATCACCGCAGAAAATCGGCACCAGAAGCTGGGCAGCTACGCTGACCGCCCCACAGAGAATACTGAGGATTACGAAAAAACTGTAGGGCCGGATACGGCGTAGTACTCGGACAAATGTTTTTTTCTGTTTCATACCGCCCTTCCCCCTTTCCCATACTGGCTTTCATAGATTTCTCTGTAGATTTCGCAGGATTCCAAAAGTTCTTCATGGGTCCCCCAGCCTGCTGCTTTGCCATCTTCCAGTACCAGGATATGATCTGCATGGCGGATGCTGGATGTACGCTGAGAAACCAAAAAGACCGTAACATCTGAAGGCAGACTCTTCAGGTCTTTCCGAAGAGCTGCATCTGTGGCATAGTCCAGTGCGCTGGAGCTGTCATCCAAGATCAGGATTTCCGGTCTTCTTACAAGGGCTCTGGCAATGGTCAGCCGCTGCCGCTGTCCTCCTGAGAGATTTCTCCCCCCTTGTTCCACAGTCTCGTCCAAACCGTCACTTTTTTTCCTGACAAATTCTTCTGCCTGTGCGATTCTCAAAGCCTGCCACATCTCTTCTTCCGAGGCACCTTCATTTCCCATAAGAAGGTTGGACCGGATAGTTCCGGAAAACACCTGTACTTTCTGCATAACGATTCCCACTTTCTTCCGGAGCTCCTCCCTGTCCCATTTCTGAATAGGTCGGCCCAGAAGGAATATCTGACCGGAAGTAGCATCGTAAAACCTTGGGATCAGATGAACCAGACTGGATTTTCCGCTGCCCGTTCCTCCGATAATACCAATAGTCTCACCTCTCTTTACAGAAAAGCTGATATCGCTGAGACTTTCCTCCCCTGCCTGAGCATAAGAAAGGCTGACATGGTCAAAGGACACTGCTTCCTCTGTTTTATTTGGACTGATAGTTTCCCCTCTTTTTGTACTCTCCGGAAACTCCATGACAGTTTTCGTATCAAGGACCTGTTCCACACGGCCCAGGCTGGCCATAGCCCGGCTTATGGTAACGATCAGATTTGCCAGCTTCACCAGCTCCACCAAAATCTGGCTCATATAGTTTACCAGAGCCACAATATCTCCGCTCATCAGCACGCCGCTTTCTACAGAGCGGGAACCGGCCCAGAGAATGGCAATAATCCCTATATTTACGACAGAATAGGTCAGAGGATTCATCAATGCAGAAATCCTTCCCACAAAAAGCTGCTCTTTTACCAGCTCGTGGTTAGCCTGGGAAAACTTTTCTGATTCCTCTTTTTCCCGGCCAAAAGCCCGGATCACCCGGACGCCGGACAGGTTTTCCCTGGCATTTCCAGTGATTACATCCAGCTTTCCCTGTACTTTTTTGTATAGGGGTGAAGTGAGACCCATCAGTCCAAAAATGATCACGGAAAGAACCGGAATGGTCACCACAAAAATAAGGGCCAGCCTCACATTAATGGTAAAGGCCATAACCATTGCTCCAAAGACAATAAAGGGGCTTCGCAGAAAAAGCCGCAGGAACAGATTTAGTCCGTTCTGCACCTGGTTGATATCACTGGTCATTCTGGTGATCAGAGTGCTGGACCCTATGGTGTCCATCTCAGAAAATCCCAGTTTCTGAATATGAGCGAACAGCATGTGTCTCAGTCCCGTAGCACTTCCAATGGCCGCTCTGGCTGCAAAATACTGAGCTGTAAAGCTGCAGCATAATCCCACTATAGCCATGAGTACCAGGATGCCGCAGCACATTAAAATGTCACCCCGGTCCTGATTGACAATACCTACATTGATAATATGCGCCACTACTACAGGAACCAGCAGATCGAACATAGCTTCCAGCATTTTAAACAACGGGGCCAGAATACTGTCTCTCTTATAATCTTTTAAATAGACCTTCAAATATTTCATTTTCACACAACCTCCTTTCTCTCTTTCTGTACCAGTATATCTCTTCTATCCTTATTTGAAAAATATTAATTTTATGGTATTATTATATAAAAAACATATAATATCAGAATTTCTATACTTTTAATATTTGGGGAATTTAGATATCAGTATACAGGAGGTTTTTATGGATATCCGTCAGCTTCGGTACTTTACCGCTATTGTAGAAGAAGGCACTCTCACCGGTGCCGCCAAACGTTTAAATATGACTCAGCCCCCGCTTACCGCTCAGCTGAAGCTTTTGGAAGAAGAGCTGAGATGTCCCCTTTTCACCCGGGAAGGAAAACGCCTCCATCTTACCGAAGCTGGCCACCATTTCTACGAGCGGGCTCTTCGGATACTGGGTATGTGCGATGCTGCTGTAACAGAAATGGCCGATTTCCAGGAAGGCGCGGCAGGCACCCTGCGCATCGGAGTAATTTCCTCTGTAAAAGATCAGCTTTTTCCTCAATGGGTACAAAGCTTCTGGGAAAAGTATCCCAATATCCGGTATGAAATATACAGTGCTAATACCTATCAGCTTCTGGACCAGCTTCAAAACGGTCAGCTGGACCTGGCTCTGGTCAGAACACCTTTTCCAAAATCTGAACTGAATATTCTATACATAAAAAAAGAGCCATTTCTGGCTGTGGGAATCCCCTCTTTCTTTCCTGACCCTGAAAAAGAGTCTCTTACTCTAAGGGAATTGGAAAATGTTCCATTTATTTTTTACCGCCGCTGGGAAAAAATGCTGAAAATGCGCTTTGAAGCTGAAGGGATATCTCCCCGGATCATCTGCTGCAATGACGATGCTCAGACGACTCTGGCTTTGGCCTACATGGGAATGGGAGTTGGACTTCTCCCAGCCTCTGGAATACCAGAATTCTTTTCTTCTCCATCTGAACCGAAAATAGCAGTCAAAACTTTAAAAGAAAAAACACTATACTCTCAGATTGCCTTGGTCTGCCGCAAAAAGGCTTTGCTTCCGGATTCGGCCAGGCGTTTTTGGGATATGATGGAAGGGTTTTATTCGTATTAAAATGAATATTCACCGTTATCAAAATAATTCTTGAAATTTCTAAAAAAAGTGCTATACTACCTGACTTCCGTCGTTTTTCTCCAATCCTAGTACTCAGGAGTCAAGCAGCATACAGTTTTTGAAGAGATTTTCAACCTCTTTTTCGGACAGATATAGTGCATCCAGGGTTGTCAACC